GGTCTTCTGCTTGTTCAATGTAATCGTGTCCTATGTGTTCGTCGAACGATACTGCCAGGGCTTCTTGTAAGATACCTGGGATCGCATCCTTTGATATTTTCTTATCGCCTCCATCTGCGATCTTGATAGACTGCATGAGGGCGAGATAGATTGCTCGGTCCTGACACCACTTCTCAGTCGCGTCAAGGAGCCATTCGTAATCGACCCACTCGTCTGAGAGTTCCCGTACTGCCTGTACCGAATCTTTGTACGTGTCGTCAGTAAGATCTGTGCGGTTTTGAAGATTGATCGCCAAAACTTCTTGAGTAGGTATCTTGTCATACTTACTAGCGAAGTCAGCGATCTCCTCAAAGATAATCCTTTCATGATATTCTTGGAAGTAATCTGCTTTTAGAAAAGGAACTACCTTGCGGTAATACTCCTCAGTGAAAAGGAGATTACGCAAGATAGTCTGTTCGATGCGCTCAGTTGCCATAGGAGAATTCTTTTTGTGCTGCTTCTTCGAGTTGTTCCATCACTTCGGGGGTGAAGTATTTTTCGGGATCAGCCAGAATAGCAGAAGGATAAACAGAGGATTCGTTAACAATGATACGATTGCCGCTGCGCTTGAATACTCCGTACTCTTCACCCAGTTCCAGTAAGCCGTAGTATTTGTCAAGACCTCGCTCGTCAAAAAATAGGCGTGTTGCAACTTTACTACCCTCTCTAGTTAGGCGAGACTTCTTTGCCTCACATTTGATAATGTTGCCAACGACTTCCTTTTTGCTATCCCGTTCCTTAGACTTGCTAAGATAGATGATAGTAGAAGCAGCATACTTTAAACCTGTGCCGCCTCCCATCTCCTTTGTAGGGACATAGGAACCGATCACATCATATGTATGGTTGGTGACGATCATAGGCACTTGTGCCTGACCCAGTTTCAATGTTAGCACACGGAAGGCACCTTTGATCAACTGAGATTTGGTCATATCACGAACCTGCTTGTCGTTAGCGATATCCTCCATCTCCTTAGAGGTGGAAAGCATACCCAGAGAGTCTAGCACAAACAGCATGGGAACCCGTTCTTCTTTAGGTTCTTTCATGTATTTGTCTAGGATCCTACATGCTTGAGTTCTGAACTCTTCGATGGTGGCAACAGGCATCATAATCATTCTCTTGGAATCAATGCCACGTTCTTCAATCATCTCACGAGAGATTGCAGACTCGGACTCAAAATATATAACTCCACCAGTAGGATTATCTCGAAGGAAATTACCAACGACAGAAAGAGCAAAGAAAGTCTTTCCTGTGCTCGATTCTCCTGCCAAGGCTGTAACTTTGTTGGAAGGAAGACCTCCAAACAACGAACCACTAACAAGGGCATTGAAAATATAAGAACCAGTGTCAACGTAAGATGTAATGTCGCCAGCAGCAACCCCCTCACTAACAACACTAGCAAACTCATTGCCTGACTCTTTGATTACAGTATCTAGGAATCCCATTGATCTACTTTCTCCTCATAAAAATGTACATACTGATATGACTGACTCATGAGTTTTGCGAACGCACGAGCAGTATTGTAGTCTTCAAAACACTTGATGTCTTCAGATCCTACTTGACCTACGACATGGTTGGTCCAAGTGACTACAAAGATCTTCTTACTCATTCAAAGAAACTCCCAATAGTAATGGTCTTCTCGTGTTGCCACCCAATACATTGTAGCACGTTTTTGAGCGGTTCGAGGAATGACTTTTCAAATTGTGTCTGATAGTCAACATACTTCTCCAACCCAAACTCTGACGGCAGTTCACCAAAGAAACTGATACAGTTCTCAAGAATGGGATTGGGAGTTTTGAGATACATGAACTTGATCTTCTCGCCTTCCTGAATGAGAGGATGCTTGTTCTCTACTTTGTGTTTTTTGATGTAGTGGTTGTAAAGCAGCGCCCCTCGCACATGAATGGGAGTTCCTTTTTGATAGATTTCAGTTGGGTGGCGATACTTAGCCAGGTTGTTAACTCCTCGGGGGAATGCAACCTCCTCATAAGGTCGCAGTCTTGTTTCTGCTCGCACGACATTGATAAAATCGATAAGCTCATCATTTGTTTTGCCGATAATGATCTTAAATGCTGCATACAATTTATCCCTAAAATACGCTGGAGTTGAAGACCTCGCAGTCTCAAGACCCATGATCTTCATCTTGGGTTCTTTATATCTAACACCTTCACTATCCCATACGTTGAGAATGTAACGCTTCTTCGCAGTCCAGATGCCACGATCAGCGATGTTCTCACGCTTCATACTCATCTTTTGTTCATATGCCGAAACGTAATCCGCAAGTTCCTGATAACTGGATTCGATGAATGGTTCCAACTTGTCTTGACAGATCTTATCAAGTATGGAAACAATCGCTGCTTTATCGCTAGACTTAGCAGCAAAGAATTTATTAACAAGAGGTCCAAGGTTAAGATAGATACTATCAGTGTCGGATGCGATGACATAATCCACGCCCTCCGTTTGCAAAAGAGTATTTAGATATCCATTCATCTTGTTCTCAATCCAACGGATAGAGAGCTGACCTGAAAGAGTAATCGCCTCAGCATTAGCAAGACGATAGTATCGGAAGTGCTCGTTACCGATAGCACCATAGGCAGAGTTGAGGGAGATCTTACGTGCCATCTGAATGTTATTACAGCGGGCAATCTCTTTCATTAGTTCCACCGTAGGAGTTTTCTCATACTGTTGCTTTGCGGCAAGCATCTTCTTCTTGAAGATCACACGACCGTCATACATCTTCTGCATCATCTGAGGAAGAAAACCATGAACGTCCTTACGATACTGTGCGCCATTAGGACACACAGCATACTCACCATCAATCTCAATCTTCTTATTCAGGAACCCTTCAACATTTGCAGAGGGATGGCGCTGTTCACGGAGCGTCTCTGGTGAAATGTTGTACTGCATAATAAGATGAGGGTAAAGGGAATTAAGGTCAAAACTAACCACCCAATCATAAAACCCAGGAATCGGTTCTTTGACATAAGCACCTGCATACTTCTCAGTCTTAGTCGCTTCCTTCTTAGGCGGGATAGCAATCTTACGCTTCAGAAGTTCCACGTAAATATAGTTATCCCACATCCGAACCTGACTAAACACATCTTCATAATTCACCTTAGCATCGTATGCCATAGTGAATGCGAGTTCAATCAGTTTCATCTTGTCATCAAGTTTATCAACCAGACGAACGTCATGGATGTTGTACTCAATAAACTTCTGCCAGTCGTTCTCATAGAACTCTTTGAACGTATCAAACTCAGAGTGATCTAGTTTCTTCTCACCCAGTTCAACAGAACAAATATGATCTAAACGATAACTCTCTTGGTTTGTATAAGTAAACTTCTTATACAGTTCAAGATAGTCAAGAGTAGAGATGCCAAGCATGTCGATAGAAAAGTTCTTCCGACCCTTAATAAAAATCTCACGCTTAGATACAAGTTTCCATGGCGACAGGAGTTTGACATACTTATCACCCATAACACGATCAATGCGGTTGTGGATGTACGGCATATCAAACAACTGACAATTCCACCCAGTGATTACATCTGGAAAGTTTGCTTGCCAATATTCCAAGAACGCTCCCAACATGCTCTCTTCTGATCGGAAATGCATGTAGTCCACCATGGCGTCCTGGTTATTGAATGGACGTGCCCCGAACACAGTAATGCGACCAGTGAAGCTGTCTTTGATACTGATGGCAAGGATCTCCTGATCGGCAGTTTCGATATCAGGAAATCCGTTTTCGGCAGCGGTTTCAATATCGATGGTAAATACACGGATTTTACTGCTGTCGAACTTGAGTTCTTCCTCAGGATGTTCCTCAGCAATGTATTGATATAGAAAACGAGAGTTACCATAGATCTCAAAGTCATCCACTTCCTTATACTGCTTCACGAAATCTCGTGCCTCAGTAATAGAACCAAACTTGTGAGGTTCTACACAATTACCCTCAAGTGTGCGCCACTCAGAATAATTCTTTGTAGGCAAATACAGCGTCGGGTTGAAGGGAACCCTGACGCTGTAGCGATTGCCATTTTCATAACCACGCACAAGCAGACGATTGCCTGCTTGCTCCACATTAGTATAAAACTTCATTCAATAGATGGCAGGGATGCAATGTAACGAGCAAGAAGTTCCTTGCTAGGGTTCACGAGAGTGGTGATGTCAGTGGACCTGACAACCACCTCTCTATCATCAGAGTGGATAGGCCATGGGTCAATTCCACCATCACAGTCTACCACATAGGGGTCGCGCAAGACGCAATCGGGGTCACCTGGCAAAGTGTCCCCCTCAACTTCTTCTACCGTAGCGATGATCCACTCATTCGCCAGCTTCAGTAGGTTCGCTGTTATCTCCATCAGTGTTCTCCTCAAAGAAAATATTTTCGTCAGTTAGTCCGATTTCTTTCAGACGAGCAGAATAGTTATCTACAATATTATTATCTGGGAACACAACACTGATAATGTGTTCTCCGCTCATACGATGTTCTTCCACTGGTGAAAACGGACACCAGCGATCATAGTGAATGGGAATAGTGCCATCATCATTTGGAGTTCCAAGATTTAAAGTGTATGGATACAACATACGATATCCAACTACCTTTTCATCATCTCCACGAACTTCACCAAACATACAAAGAACTCTCTCTGCAGTTGTGAGAGTTACAATACGAATATTATGATTAGTCTTCAGTGGTGTTTGTTCCGTCATTTTTAGATTCCTCATGTGGTTCAAGTTTTTGCTTCCAAGCTTTTTCCAGTCCTGGTTCTGGGTTACTGATAGTCATCACACTATCATAAGGCAATTTAAATTGCCAATCTGTGGAGTATGGATTCCACTTGCTGAAGCGAACTTGGTATTCCATACCATGTGCTTCTGTTAGATATTGTGGGGTGCCACCATCAAGGTTGAGAATGTAAGGATCTTCCATGAGGAGACAGACGCCACGCTTGTCATCGCCTTCCCCATCAAAGATTTCTTTCAACTCAGTAATGATGCGATCACCCGTCTTTAAAGTAACGATTGATACTGCCATAGTTATAGTGAGTTTGATACTAGTGTAACATCAAAAAGAAGAATTGTCAAAACAAATTTCCATACTTAGAATTTCTAGACATGATATTGAAAGCAATTGAAACTTTATGAGCTCCAAAAGATATCACGTTATGTGGAAGAGATGAAGGGAATATCATAACTTCACCTT